ATAGAACAGTAATTAATAGTATAGAATAGTAATTAATAGTATAGAATAGTAATGAATAGTATAGAACAGTAATTAATAGTATAGAATAGAATAGTAATGAACAGAATAGAATAGTAATAAATTGTAATGAATTGTATTGAATAGTATTGAATAGTATTTGGTTGTTTACTATTAGTCTAATGGTATAGACAATCTATACAGTATCGTATTGATTAGGATTGTATAGAACGCTATTTAATTACTTTATTATTCTAATACTATTAGTAATCTATTAATTATTGTATGTAATTTAGTTGTTTTACTATTAGTTTAAAGTTTCAAGTGTTTATTTATTGTTGTGTAGAAAGGCCTTTATTATTCTACTATCATTTTAGTGTTGTTTGTTATCCGATCAATCATTGTATTGATTAGTATTGTGCTTTTATAGAATAGGATTTGTTTTTTTTATTGTTTTGGTGTTGTGTTCGGTAAATTAGTATTCAAAGATTTTCTTTTATTATTGATTTAAAGATGTAAAACAGAAGTTTTCTATAAGATTGCACAAAAATTGATTAAATAATGTTTTCTTGATTGGTTCATAGATTGCGTTTTTAAACAATTGTTTTTATTAAAACCCAAAAAGCAATCAACTCAACCTTTAAACGGGGTCTGTTTTTAATAGGGGGTCCATTTTTAATGGGGGGTAAAAACAGGACAATGCTTTGTTTTCGTTTTTTTTCGACAAAAATTAAAATCTATGTATAAATGCATCAAAAAAAATACTAACGGATTAAAAAACGTTATTAAAAGAAGTGTTGAAGATTGCTTCGGGGAATTTTTTAACAAATATAATTGGTCCATATATATAGCAACCACTATACTAACAAATATAATTATTGATATTCATTGATATTCATTGATATTCTATACATTGATATTTATTGATATTCTATGTATTGATATTTATTGATATTCTATGTATTGATATTTAGTATAGTGGTTACCATTTATTTTGATTACAAATATAATTAGGATATCAATTGCAAATACTCATCTATAGGAATCGGATGTAGTTCAGTATCTGCTTTAACCCTAATATAAATCCCTAACGGGTCTTTTTCTATAGCCATTTGAACTGCCGTTTGAATATCTTTCATCTCTTCGTTTTCTCCAAGATTCTCAGATTCAAAAGCAAACGTAGCTAAATATCCATTTGTATTGTGTCCCATGTCGTCGTCAAACTTTTGCCAATCTGTTTTCTGAGTCCATGGATTAAACGGATTATCAATAGTAGTTAACATATATTCATCTACCAAATATAATTCTCCTTTTACGTTGCGTACTTAGAAACAGTTGACGTCGAAACACCACACGCCTCTGCTATATCAGCTGTAGTATATCCAGCAACAGACATAGCTCTTATCTTATTACTAATAGCTGGGCTTACACTGTTGGTTGCTCTTGGCATTGCACGTTTCTTTAAAGCATCGGCATCAGTGTTATTAAGAATTTGTTCAAGTTTAGAATCACTAATAGCTCCTGCTTGAATAGCTTCCCACTCAAGATCATCAATATCAATTAAAAACTTGCCAGCTCCAACAGCAGTTCTAGCAGCATTGATGGCTTGACCTTTGTATTTCTTAAGATGCTCGGCATCGATGTTTGGGTTTTCCTCTTTCTTTTTAGCTATCGTTTTATTAGCCAACATCTGAGCTTGTCTTTCAAGAGGAGCGTTCTTTTGAGCAACCTTAAGTTTTGTGTTCAACGAATTGACTTGTTCAGCATAATCTTTATGGGCTTCCTTACTGTATTTCAAACGTTCAGTATGCAAATATAATAATCGAGCCTGATTGCCAAGTTCCTTCATCCGATTAGCATGTTCTGCATATACTGCTTCCATTCTTGTTCCTGGGTTTTCTCTAGAGCCACCAGATGTGAGTGTAAAAGCATCATCCGCTTCTGCCATCTTTGTTGACTTCTGAGTTCGATACTCTGTTTTAGCCTTAGCAACTTCATCAGCAGTTCTAATTACTTTCTGACGAGTTACAGGATCAATTGTATATCTTTCCCCAGTTTTCTTATCCGTAAGTAAAGTAAGCTTTTTCTTTACGCCAGTTGAATCTTTAGCATTAATATAAGTATATGTAGCCTCAGACTCTCTTACGTTCTTATACTCTTTCTTTCCTGTTTCCGGATTTATCGAGAAGTCGTCTCTTCTAGCAAGAACTCTCTGTTCAGACTTAGCCCTAGATATCAATGTAGCAGCACCAAAACCAGGTGAGCCATCAGCATGAGACTGGTATTTCTCTTGGAGTGCTCTGATTCCATTTTCACGGTAAGATCTCTTATAGTCAAGTTTATGCTTCTCAGCATCAATTACTACCATAGAATGCTTAACCGCTCTAGCTAATTCATCTGGTGGAGCTCCATGCAGTGTCATGTCTGTTATCAAGTTAGACACAACTCCCATTTCTATCTGCTGCTTAGAATGCTTGATGACTTTCATTCCATCGTATCCAGGATATGCCGTCTTTGGATCGAAATCTTTTAATGCTTGAAGCTGTGGCTTTGTGTCCAGTTTTACTCTATCGTTTACTGGTATAACTAAAACAGTGTCACCGTCAAAGTCAGCACCAGATAACTGCTGAGCAACCTTCGAATTTATACCAACAGCGTCTCTTGCATTATGAATATAACGATCGGCGGCAGAACCTTTATTTCTAACTGTTAATTGCGGAATTTCAAACGTTCCAGCATGAGGATATCTAATTAAGCATACTTGTTCTCCATCCTTATAGTTAGGAGCGTATATCTCATTATCCTTTAATTGCGGAAACGGCAATATAACATGAAAAGCTTGTCTAGGAAATGCCGCTGCTTTAAGGTTTACAGCTGCTCCATCACAATTATCAGCAAACTCCATAAGAAGTTTTCTTTTAATGGTAGGGTTTGTAAGATTAGAAATGGTTTCAAACTCGGCCATCTTATCAGCATAATATAAATCAAGCTGTCTCTTAGCTAATGCCGGTTTCTGTTTTGAAAGGACCTGTGACGCTATAGTTCTATCCCATTTAGACCAATCGCCTTCTTCGGAAACGATATTAATAGGAGAAAGTTTCTTTTCACCAGTTTTAGGATCGGTGTATCTTCTTTGCGCTCTTACTAAATCGTCCTCGCTCTTGATGCTTGCACCGAAAGGATTATCCCAATCGATTTCGCCAGTGGTCTCCTTGGTTTTCATCGGTTTAAGAACATCAAGTTTTGGTACATCTTTTGTCTTATTTGTATTAAATATAATGTCAACACCTTCTGGCATATCATCGTTTACAATAGCCATTCCCTTCAAATATCTAGTACCATCTACTGCTATTCGAACCTGAGCATATCTAGCATTACCCAACGACAATTCTGGCGTTCTACGTAATTCGATCAATCCATCGCGTTCTATTCCTCCAGTATCGTTTTCATTGTATCTGATCATTATACGATTTGAATCAACGGACACAGGTTTTTGAATGCCAAGAGCCGAAACTTCACCGTCTTCGTCAACCTGTCTTCCAGTAATAGACGGAATCTCAAATTTATCCATTCCAGTTTTATAAGGAGCATCCGGAGCGGCTAAAGCCATAATAGTTGTTTTGTGGTTGGTCCCCATTTGATCGATTTTATAGTATTGCTTTTTGTATCCTTCTTGTTCAAGTTTTGCAACAGCATTCTTTAACATGGTATCGGAGCATCCCAAATATAATTCTACTCCAGCTCCAATATCAACATAGCCATGCTCATCTACAAAATCTTTAAGGAGTTTAGCTTTCTCATCGACACGACCTTGTCGTTGTTCTATGCTTTCATCTAACCAAGAACGAACCGTAGATTCAGACACACCCATTTGCCGTCCTATTGCAGATTTACTATATCCTTGTTCTAAAAGTTTTTTAGCTTGATTAACGTTTTCCTGTCTTACTTCCTTAGATCCAAGAGAAACAGCTGATCTAAGTTCTGTCGTTGACATATTCCAGGCAGTTGCTATTTGTTTTTGTGTAAACCCTCTTTTCAAAAGATCGTTATACATAGTATAAATATCTTTATTTCTTTGAGGATTTTCACCAGAGCCCTTTCTATATCTTCCAGAGCCATTAGGATCACCATCGTATTGTTGAGGGGTACCATAATGCTCAACATAATCGCTAGAAATATAATAAGCGTCTCCCATCATTAATCTACGATTAGAGTTCATTCGTATTGCTCCTTCTTTGACAAATATGAATCGTGCTGTATCAACTTATTCATTGTGACTTGTATTTCCTCGGCTAACGGTTTAGCCCTAACGATTTGATCGTTCCAATAAAGTCTCAATTCCATGTCGATATCCTTTGGTGTGAAGCCATAGCGAGTTCCATATTGTAAAAAGAAATATGCAGCATACGCTTCAAGTTGATGCATAGATGGCTCTGTAATACCGGTTTTTAAATCGTGTATGCGTAATTTATTGCCATCAAAAGATATAGCATCCGTTGTTCCGAACGTGTACGGAGAAAAATATAATTGCTGTTCTGGACGCATACCAAAATTTATGGCGTCATTAACATACTTATTAAAAGTCTGATTGTTCTTAGGTCTAAGCATTTTCATTCGTATGTCTTCTGCTGCCATAGAATGAAGCTTAGTTCCTCGTTCCTTTGCCTTAATGTTTTGATAAAGGCTATACACGTCTTCTGGTGTTTTATTCCACCAGCGTGAATATGTTGAAGCCCCTAAGAAAGCGTGTGATCCTGCCGGAACATATAATTTATCGTCCCATGTAAATTGCGAGAGCATCTAATACCTCCTTTTCATTCTCAGGATAAATAAAAGAAGAGAATGACATGTTGTTCATTCTCTCCACATGTATCTCTTGATTTGGTTGTTTAATTGCTTTCGCGGATCGTTTACATTCTAGAGCGGCCCATTTGTTTCCATATAAAAACATTAAATCAGGATATCCTTGTTTAGCATTAACCTTGAAACAATAAGAACCAGGATATAACTCTAATAGTTTCTTTATTAATCCCGATTGGTATTTATTCTCAGCTTTCATGCGGTCCTCCATTTTGCCCAAAAAAATAAGGAAATGTCGAAACATTCCCTTCCTCTCTATTATAGCCGATGTATTTTCCGCGAAAAAATATATAATGTGTATTATCTATCTATTTTAAAGTCGCTGTTGTTAAAATCTCTTTTTTCCTTTAGCGCTTGCGCTATAGCTCTATCGATAGAAGATGTTGACTTTAAATAATAGTAATATAAATCTTTATACGGTGTATTAAGTCTATCTATTCTACCGGCACTCTGAACCATTGTAGAATAACTATAATTTAAAGAATAAAATACTATAGCATTTGTTGTTATACAATTCCACGCTTCTGCTGCAGCGTTGTATTGGCATAAATATATCCATTCTTTTCCAACCGGAACTGAATCGTGGTTGTGTCCGTTTCGCTCTGCGCACTTAACACCCAAATCACTACACAACAATCTAAGTTGATCTAGTTCGCCATTGTGATTGTAAAAAATGATTAATCGTTTGTGTTTTTTAAATATCTTTTTTACAGCCGCAACCCTTGACTGATCTTCGTTCACCACCTTTCTTAATAAATAAAAAAGTTTACCGGTTTCTTCTATAGGACAGTTGTCAAATGGATTCCATCTATTTTTTAACACTGTCAAATATAGTTGTCTATTGTAAGAGCATGTAATCCACTCTTTATGAGGAACGGTAGTCCGTTTTAATGGCATACAAACGATAATATCTCTTCTATGCTTTATCAAAAGACCCTTAGCAAAATATCCTACAACTTTTGGATAGTTTCTAAACGGAGCGTATACAAGATGTGTTTGCCTAAAATCTGTAAAATCCTTATAGAAACCATTTGCTATAAACACGGACATATAATCTTCCCATTTGTCACCAGGAGTAGCAGATAGCAATATCCACTGATTACGCCGAGCTATCCTTATGAAAGTTTTCGCCCACGGTCCTTTTCCTTTTATCCGCTGCTCGTCAAATATAAAAAAAGCGCCGGTTACGTTTTTGTACTTCTGAATATTATTCCAACTGTCAACAACAATGGGACTCTTTATACAAAAAGGAATTGCCTCATCGAGCCAGTCTCCAGTATCTCTTTTTTGAGCTGTTGTAATAATATAAAGGTCCCTAGGGGCCTTAGCAGCCCCATGGGTACCCATACCATTTATTCGCAATTGGCCTTGACAAACTTTTAAATAATAGTAAGCCAAAGCCGTTCTACTTTTGCCAGAACCGGTGCCTCCAACTAGAATACTACCGTTTTTCAACTTTTCTATCGCATCTAACTGATGGGCATCTAATTCTACCATTATGCCTCCTCGTAATCCGCCTGATAAATATCTGGATTAGGATACAGTGTTTCAAGCTTCTTATCAAGTTCAGACATGTGAATCTTGGCATAGAGTTTATCTATAGCAATTCTAACGTTACCAAGCTTGCTATAATAAGCATGGAACTTTACGTCGATGTATTCGAGATCACACGTATCAAACATATCATACGTATCCTTTCCAAGATAGGTAAGACCTCTACCATTATCAATGACAACAACCGGAGGGGCAAACCCTTTCTTAGGATCAGGGAAAAGAGACATAACGATATAAGGAACCGGAGTATCTCCGTCCTTAATATTCTCAGGTTTCGGATAGCTAACCGGCCATCCGCAAGCAACCATCGCTTCTGCATCAGAAGGGTTGAGCTTGACAACGATTTTACGAATTCCGTCTCTTCCATACTGATCTTTCATAGGTGAACCGCAAAGGTTTCTACTCCACTTAGGAACACGCTTTCCTGGTATGTTCATAAGTTCTGCAGGTGCTGGTAACTTAGAGTAATCGAATGCATAATTAGATGTATTGTTCATAGTGTCCTCCTTTTTAAATATCACTTTACAATATAACTATCATCGAAGGGGATCTCCTCTTCGTATCCATCTGGTATGTTCATGAAATCAGGTAATGGTTTCACACCAGACATAAAATCTTCAAAATTGCCGAACTCAGAAATATGTGCAATAGCATCATCACACAATTTTCTAAAATAAGAAATATCAACATAAGACTCAGGATTTTCTCTTCGCTTAAGCTTTTCGGTTTCAATCCATCGATAACCCTTTGCGCCGCCAGCAGAAGAATATCCATCGTCCGTCTTTCGCATAAGCAATCCACCGCCGGCTCCAGGTTTAACCGGTGTAAACTGTCCAACGCGTCCTACAAAGGAATAGTTATGCCCTTCACTTATTAGACTATTTAATTCATCTTCTGTAACATTAGAAAAGTCGTTTAGCAGTGTCTGATCTTTTTTACGAATCGGTAAATCGTTGTCCACCTTAAAACGAATATCACGAAGCAACTCCCATTGACTAACGTCCGGTAATGTTTCATTGAAATCCAAATATAAAGACGTGCTAACTGATTTGATGTCGCTCATGTCTTTAAGAGTTAACGGTTCTTTTGAAAACAGTGTTTTAAATATAAATGGTACTTTAAACTCTTTTCCGGTCGCTGTCCATTCGCCACCGCATTCAGCATTGTCTTCTGGAATATATCCATACTTATTACTGCACCAGTCTGCAGTAGCATACTTGGCTATGTAAACAGCGTCATTAACTAAGCACATGCGATCATATGTCGCTTCGTGCTCGAAATTATAACCATACTGTTTTCCATATTCCTGTACAAAAGAGATTATTTCTGGAGTAGCGTCCGGTATTTTTATGCTATCCGTTTTAATATGTGCTACTTTGAAACCGAGTGCTTGAACCTCGTGCTTAAGATTTATCATGAACAACGCTCCTCTTTTTGCAACGACATTGTCCACATTCCTAGGATCTCGGAACGGGTTCTTATAAGGCGTCTTGGTTAGTCCATATACAGAATTAATCGCTGTTTTCAGAGCCCCAGCCAGGTTCTTAGCTTCAGCCGGATCGTCTAAAAACGGAGTCAACTGACCGTCCAACATTTTTCTTGCTTCATCGAAATTCTTATGCTTAATAAGAATTCTAGCATTAACAATATCAGCAAATCTTTGTGTATACTTTCCAAACAAATTCATCGCTATTATACTTGACGGGTGCATTGAAGCAATATCAAGCAAAGCCACGTTATGGTATATTCCGGGTTCTGCATATACATAACCACCCTCACCAGGATCTTCACCACGGTAAGACGATTTACCATTAACGAATGTATATCCTGGAAACTCATCAGCTAGATTAGGATAGTTAAAATATATCTGAGGATTTCTATCCAAACCAAATATAAACCGAGTTGTATGATCGTTTGTTGAGTCGTTTGGTGTCAATCCGGAAAGTTTAGCCAATGCTAATCTGGCCTTCCAATCTCCAGACAAATGATGAAAAACAGCTTCCGTCGCGCGAACGTCGTTCTTGCAATACTCGATAACTGCGTCCAGCTTATCATCGGGAACAGGTTCGTCCCATGGAATATCCATTTCCATATGCGGAAGATCCAACTCTATTTCATACTTTTTTAAACTCTGTTTATGCTGAGATGATGCAAAATCAAGAACGTCACTATAGCTTGCTTCTTTGGCACCAGTTATTCTAGCATTTCTATCGTTTGCTATTATTCGAGCTGAGAACTCTTGGCAACCCTTAACCGAATATCCATAGACTCTAGCCATAAGAACTTGATTGTCATATACTTTGTTGTTGTATCCTATAACTGACAAATTATCAAAGAATGCTCTTACTCTTTCTGGAGAAGGATTTATTAATACGTTGCAATCATCAGGACCCTCAACAAACTCGTATTTCCAAACTAACAACAAAAGATTTGGATAGCTTTCAATATCAAAGAACACCAAACGCTGATCTTTATCTATAGCTTGACCAGAAAACGGTTCACTGTTTGGCATAGCGTCCTGCTCGATTTTCTTTGACTGAAAATGCATATTTGCAACCATGGCTATGCACTTTTCTTTTCCGTTTGTTGATTTGCTTGCGAATTCATACAAATCCTGTTTCAAATCCAAAACATCGTAATCAAAATCCTCTCTTTCGTAAGCCTCATCTAACCATTTCTTTATCAAAGACACAGAATTGGTATGACTTACCGGCTTTGTCAGCATTTCTTCGATGATCCTTTTCTTAAGTCTATCATTATTCTTGAAGAAAATATCATCTATCACTTTTGTCTTGCCTCCTTCTTTTTTAGGTAATCCGCTCGTAATAGTGGCCACAGGAACGTTATTACACTTTGTAAGTTTTCTTCGCATAGCTTTGGTCGTTAAATATGTTTTAATCTCTATATGCGGTCCATATATCATACTCAATTCTGATGCATCTCCAGTATACAAATAGATTAAATGCAAACCACCACTCTTGCTAAGTTCTCCATATGTTCTAGGCCACTGTCTTGCCGCCTCTATGTTCCTTTCAACGTCTTTTTCTCCTTTCTCGTTTCTAAGATCGAAGTCAATGAATAAATATTTTTCAGGCATGGTTACCCAATGTAATTTATGAGTATCCAAATCCTTCAATCTAGTTTTAACGTTTTCCCATTTGTACATGGGGCGATCGGCTTCCTCATTATGATACTGAGCTAAGCATTCTGAGAAAATATCATCAAGAATTGAATGCTGCTCTTTGAAAGAAAGCCAATCGTCAACAGGCATTTCCTGTTCTATAACTTTGTGTTTACTTTTAAACTTATCTGTTATGAAACCAGAATATAAAGACCTAACATGCGCTCCAGTTGAATCATGTGTATCAGCTTCAAAAACTCGAAAATAGTTTTTTAGTTCCTGCATGAAAGCATTATACGATTTCTTTCTGCTTCCGATGTTTGCAAATTCGGCATATTGATTATACATAGAATATGCTTCAACCGCAGTTATCCGATCTCGTTTTACGAAATCCTCATAGAAATAGTCTACAAAATTATAAAAATCGTTTGTCTGCGCTATCATCTCTGTAGGAATATAACTATGGTAATAATCATCACCAAGATTCTCGAACACGTTTTTGCAATGCCATGCTATTCCACCAAGTTCGAATTCCACCTGATGCATAAGCTTTGTATATTCTGTAAAAGGAACAGTATCTCCTGTTGGATATACATCTATCAATCGTCTAAGAATACCGCTCTTTGCATCCGTAATATGAACCGGATTATTGGTACCCATGAACAGCATGGCTTTAATCCGCATAGGATACTTTCGTTCGAATTTAGTATTCATTAATACAAATTCATGAGACACTATAGAATTTAGTTTTGTATTATCCTCTATCTTAGATAGATCTCCGTCATCTTGTATAGCAACGAGAGGACTTTTTGCGAATGGTTCAAGTGCAAACGATGAAGACTTGCTGGCTAATTCTGCGGCATCAAAAGTGGCAGTGTATCCTTTAAACATAGTTTGCAACATTCTAAAGAATGAAGACTTACCGGTTCCTTTATCTCCATATATAACAAGAAATTTTTGAATATACTTAGCCGCCCCTGTTATAATGGCACCTATAGCCCATTCAATTTTCTGTCGCTGTTCACTGCCAATTGGTCCGTACCAAGTCGTCATCAATTGATCATAAGCAGAAATATCACAAGGAGTTAATGGATACGAAAGCTTGTGTGTTGCGTAATCTTCAAGACATGTCTCCTGATTAGAGAATATGATTTTCTCATCCAATGCGGTTTTCTCAGCATCGTAATTATTACGACATTGATTCTTACAATAGTTATGCCATTTATCAATAGATCCGCTATCGCAATCCCACATGTATTTAACGATGACAGGTCGAGTCTCATTTTTAAAATGCTCGTCAACGTAAGTGTCCATTAAAGAATCAACATACTCGACGACTCCTTCATCGCCCTTAACCCACAATCCACTATCTTCGTCATAGAATGCTAAAATATCACCGCCCTTTATGAGTAGACGCTTATCGTCACTCAGGCAAAATTTAGGCTTCACTTCGATTGTTCCGTTTCTGGTTTCTTTATGATGTATTTCTACAAAGTACTTTTTTCTGTTAGCCACCGTCCATTTTAGCCCTCCTTTTCGTTTTTATGGTCCGTCCCAATTTCCCAATTTCCCAACCAATCTTTTTCTTTTTTATATTTTTATTTTTCGCGCGATTAAATAATTAACTGGGAAATTGGGAAATTGGGATAAAAATGGTACTTTTTTATGATTTTTTAGCATTCTCAACCCATTTTACAGGTTTTTTTGAATACTCATTAACAGGAAATCTTACACATTCGTAGCACGGTTCGTCTATTGCCCTAACGTCTTTAAATTTACAACGCTTACAATATTCAAAATAGTCAACTTCTTCCAACGGGTATTCCATAAATATCACTCCTTTTTACTCAAGTTATTGCGGTGTTTTACTTTCCTAGCTTTCTTTCCATCCCATTCGTAATTAGAAGATATACAGCAATGGCACTCTCTTCCTTTAGCATCGATGTTGAAAACACAGAAAATTTTTTCGCAATCCTTGTTTTTATCCGGGTCACATTCGTATATAGGAATGCCCTGAAACATTTCGTAAATCATTTTATGCCCCCGTGTAGAATATCAGCCAAAGTTTCTGCCAAAGAGGTAGATCACTATTAATAACATTCAACAGTACATATCCTCCTACTCCTAAGACAACCGCAACGAGAAAAGCAAAAATAATAAACAAGCAAATGTCTTTCATTTATTTACCCCTCGTTCTCAATATCAACAATAGGATCCCAATTGAGGTGCTGTCCACATGTGTTGCAAACTTCAATCTTATTGTCCTGATCCAAAGTTCTTCCACATTCCGGGCACCAGATCCTCGTAACTACAACATGACCGTTCACTTCTTCTGTTAAATATCCAACGCGTTTTTCTTCCATAAATATCACTCCTTTTCTTTAAATGCTGAACACGCTTCGGTGTCTAAATATACTAAAAATTCCTGTACATCACCCATACAAAACCCATCACAATCAGGACTATCTTTGGTCTTATTAGCAAGAGGAAAGAAGTCCTTACAATCTTTACATGTTTTTACCGATTCGTTCATTTTTCTTCCTCCTTTTATAATCCCATGATAGTAGCAGCGGCCAATTCGTTAAAAGTATCTGTAAGCACATTTTCCAATCGGTAATCTACAAAATCGTCAACACAATCTGCTATGTCTTCAAACGAATAGCCCAAATAATAAAGCATCCCGATCCATTTTTTCATTCTTTCTCGTCTATGCTCGGTTTCAATGACAACGTAATCCTGTCTATTATTTGAAAATGATCCTTTGACTTTTGATGGAGGAATATCCAGAACCGTACAAATTTTATTCCACACTTCTTCTGATGGAAGAGTATTGCCGCTCATATATCCACACATTGAGGACTGGGAAACATCAACACGTTTCGCCAATTCTCTAGCACTAATACCTTTTAACTCGAGAGCGTACGTTATTATTCGTGAAATATCATTCTTGCTAAGCCCATTTTCCAACTCTTTTGCCATAATATCTAACCCTTTCTTTTTAAATAAACCAATCAAGCCATTTGGCATGTTCAAGCTTAACCGTCTTATGACAGGTGCTACAATCGTTCGACATATTACAGTCTTTCTTACCGCACTCATGATAGTGCTCAGGATTACAATCAAACGATATTTGTCTAGGATTTGCCCAAGCAATTACTTCAGCATTTGGATTACCACCATCAAATATATCGTGTATTCCTCCTTCTTTTGTTTCAAACTGATAATAATATTGCACATGAACAAACGATTTACCAGTTTTTTTATTACGGATCAGGAACAAATAGTAATTGTCATTTTCTGGTTTTTCTTTCTTAAACGAAATCCAGTTAATATGAACAAAATCAATCATTTCATATTTGCCTCCTTTAAAAAACAAGAAGGGCAGCTTTTACGCCGCCCAACTTTATTCTTTACTATTGTAATTTATTAGAATCATTGTAAAACCTAATGGAGATAATACTATACAAAATACTATTAATGCAAATATAACGGTTATCTTGTGGCCAACAGGACCGTTCTTTAAAGCATCTCGTACAAAAGAAGATTCTCCATAGAGAATCGAATCTCTGAGTTCAAATCCGAATCGTATAGATCCAGAAATAATAACAGATACTAAAATCAAGAGCACAATACGAGTTAACATATAAATTTACCAATAGATCTACTTGATATACATGTTAATCCATGCACCAAAGTGATTTTCATGACACGTATTAGATCTACCCTTTCCATATTTTTGTTCCTTGTCTATTTTTTCGTAATGTTTGTGTGTAAGCCTTGTGAATTGGCCTTTGAGCGTTGGCTCATTCCCAAGTTTCATGACTCCGTATCCTGTCTGATTAATAAAGCCATTTCCATTGTGCTTAATCATTGTTTAAGTCTCTCCAATACCGTATTCATATCAGCATAACTTATACCGCCATCTAAATATAACTTCCTTATATAATCCGCGTAGTCTCCGTGAGTCATAAATATTCTATCTGTCTTATAAAAGTGTGGCCCTTTAGATGAAATATCAATCTTCACGTTATTCGCGTAAACGACATTCTCATCTTCATCTTCATCAAGACTCTCTTTCTTTTCAAACCATTGACACGTTCCATTGCATTCAATTGGATAAATACATCCTAGTTTTTCACATTTAAAATGACTGATACCATTGGAAAAACCGAAATTTATAGCCCCGGTAAAACCAATTCCGGATAGAGCATGATAATACTTACAATCGTTGCAAGTATATTTAGGTTCTTCTGATTCTTCAGACATTTCCGGTAACAAGAGATCTTCGATATTATTAAGTCTCCTCTCATGATCTTTAAAACCCGTATTGAGTTTGCTAATAGCTTTGTCTAGAGCTGCGAATGCTGAAATTAACTTATCCTTCTCAATAATCTCTTTTTTCATCTTATCTACCTTAATATCCAGGAAGATATAGTTGAGAACCGTCGCCACGACAAATATCACATAAAACCATTCAAAACACATGCTCGTCACCCTCCTCTTCTTCGTCAGGAAGCACCCATCCTTCATCGCAGCCGCCATTGCAAACATGCTCACTGTAGACTTCTATAGTTTCGGCTTCACATATAAACGAAAGATCTTCGTCACTCCAACGATTATACTTACACGCTTCGAGACCACATAATATTTTTGGCATAATATCACTCCTTTTTACCGATTACGACGCTATTACCACCAACTGCAAATGATGCTGAATATGGTAATAGCAGAGGAAAAACCAATGACCGTAACCCATACGTTTTTATAGTTATCTGTTCTTGCCGTTGAATATGCCAAACTGGACATAAACGCTATCATGTTAAGTATTAATAACCAGATTGTAAAACCCATAAATATCACACCTTTTCATCTGGAAAAATAAATTTACCGTTAAGCGTCAGTAACCATTCTGGCCGTGTTAATGGTTCTATAATTACGCGTTCTTTACCTCTAATAAATTCGTGGACGAGATTATTTAATAAACCGTTACAATCCTCACAAAGATCAACATTTGTTCGATTGCTCTGACAAGTAGGATTGATGGATACACTTACGACATAATATCCGTTATCTGTATAGCGTCGTGAAATTTCCCGACCGCATCTATCACAAATCGTCTTCGTCATAAATATCACTTCCTCCGAGCTTCGAATTTCTCACAAGCCGGACCTTCAGCTTCTTCTTCTGTGAGAGAATTGATAAGAAACATACCCGGAATAGTATGTTTAGAATCCGGAAGATTGCAGTAATGCCCACCGTTTGTAAAATATCTGTGATTCTTACATTCTTTGCATTGCGGAATGTTGAACGCACGACAAACAAATGCACCCATAGTACATTTCTCATCAGTATCGTCAGCCAAATCCATACCGACTACCTCTTTTGTACCATCACACTTCGTGTATATGACAGAAAAGCAATCGGGATGCCATTCACACCTAACCTCGGCAACAGTTTTGCTCTTCAGATCATCAAGTTCTTTCTTAAGATCACCAATCGCAGGAATCTTAACATCAATGTTGGGCTTACCGTCTTCTTCACCCATGTAGAGGACCTCGACGCCCTTATCTTTAAGAGCTTCTGTCATAGCCGACCATTTTGCATCGTGTTTTCTTTCGAGTTTCTGATACTCGCGAGTCTTCACTCCATGTTCCCTGCACCAGTAATCGCCACGATCCTTAGCAAGAATGAGAGCATCAGCTTTAGCTGCATTATTATCTTCCAGGCGCTTGATCTTCTTCTTCGCTTCTGTGAGCTCCGGAATATCAACGTCTAAGCCAAACGTTCCTGACCCTTTCGGATTTACTAAACCAACGTGAACTCCAAACGGAAGCAAAGCTTTAGAAATAGAATCGATTGAAAGATTTCTAATTCTATCTAATTCTTTATCGAGTTCGCTGTTCCGATCTGTAAGCGTCTGATTCTCCTTTTTAAGATCCGCAACCATTTTATCGGCTTTGTCGAAACGACGCTTCCACGCATCACGTTCTTTTTCAAGTTCCTCAATCTGCTCGGCCTGCTTTTTGAGGTCTTCGATTTCTTTATCAATAGCTATAAGTCTATAGACACCGTTACGAAGAGCAGTATTTGTTTCCATAAATGCTTCGCACAGCTTTTTATCATACTTCTTCTTTTGATCGGTGAGCTGATCTTTAAGCTCCGTATTTTCATCCTCAAGCTTCTGGTTCTTACTTTTGAGATCCCTGATCTCGTTCTTAAGACTCGCATACTCGTCGTGCGTTATATAAAACTCGTCCATCACTTCTCCTCCTTTTCATACGCCGCCGGCCATTTCTTCTGAATTTCAGCCTGAATATCTTCTTGGTTGATGCCTAGATAATAAGCAAGCCCTTTAATAGAAATTATGACATGCGCCATTTCCTCAGTCACAGCCGCTTTACATTCATCGGCTATTGATGAATTTTCTTTTCTGTATAACTTAGAGATAGCCTTAGTCAATTCAGCCATTTCTTCAATCAGACTAATTTCCTCCATTGTCAAGGTGTGAAATTCGCCTCTCCACGCTTTAATATGTTCCGGCGCAATATAAATTGCACTGTAAAAGTCGTCAGTAGGCAAAAAATTAGGAAAGTATTCTCTGTCTTCAGGAAACTCAATAAGATACTTGCTCATTTTTCAACCTCCTTACAATAATTAAGTATGCGTCTTATCTCAGATACAACTTCTTTATGTGACATAGAATCTATTCTGTCGAGAAGTTTGTGTATCTGCTCCTTAATATAAGCATTAGGATTATCCATCAGAACCTCACTTTCATTGGATCTATCTCAAGCAATGCACAAATCTTGAGGAAATTCGGAGCTGTTGGTATCCGTCTACCATTAATATATTTCGAAATGGCCGTTTTATCGATACCAGTCATATCAGATAACCAAGCCTGATTCTTGTTCCACTCTCTCAACTTCCTCAAGATCAAATAATTAAACGGTTGCTTCATTCTTCAATAATATCTCCATATTTCTCACGCAATGTCATTGGTTCTCCATTCCACAGTCCTTTTATCCATGATTTTTTAAGTTCTCCAAGTTCGTCCTCATCGAAATACGGCTCCCATTTCTTTGTGAACTCTTCAAAAGTCATATCCGACCGCACATCATTAAAAGAATCGCAAGCACTGCAGGTGAACGCTACGTCGAGATTGTGAAGAGCACAGTGGCATACCGCAGTATCAAGTGTCTTGCAAGTGAAATTAGAATAGTTACAGAATCCGCAAATTCGATTTGTTCCTTTTACCGGAACATGTAAATTCTGAATAGCATCCCATATATCGTCGGATGATTCAGCCTCCTTACCGAGAATATACTTCTCCTTTATGTATACCCAAATGTTCCATTCCTTTTCGGTAATACGGTTGTCTCTCAGTAATTTTTCCTCGATCAAATCGATGGCTTTCGAATAAGCCTTCTCCTCAGCAACGTTATCAGCAATAACAGCCAGAGACTTAGAAATATCGAGAATTACATCCGTCTCTGCCATATCAATAATTGAACGTGCAACATCAGGTGAATTGAAAATTAATGCTGTCATGCCTTGACCGCCAACTTTATTAAGTTTGGTAATAAAATTGTTAACCATCTTCTCGTTTTCTTCAACCCTGCTCATAACATATCCTCCTCATACGCTTTCGACAAAGAATTCGTGCTTTTCTTCGTCCGGTCCCCACAAACCGATCTCGATATCAAGCTCATCACCTGGATTCTTTTCGTTCCAGTCGTCTACTACACCACTTACTTCATTTTTCGGAGGATACCATTTGTTCCAGAAAGAATAAGCCTCTTCATACGTATCGAACACTCCTCCTTCCCAATGATGAATATAATCGTTGGTATAAGAGCTATATATGTTAGCAGATACTGTCCATTTATTGGCAGTGAGAACTTTAACTTCTTCCTCTAAATCACTGATCCTCTTATAGATTCCACACAAAGCATCTCTCAATGCACATGTTGTAGAACAATCGTTCTTCCGATCAAACTTAATGCTGTCAAATGCTTCCCCGGTCATTATATAAACTTCTTTTCCGGTAATATCAACCGGAGTTGAAAACTTGCCACTAAGATAGTTATAAACTCCCTCTGTAATAGCAATCGAAACATTAGCGTTAAGAAAATCTCCGTTGCTTCCGTTGTTCTTTCCTATACTAGAAACTTTACCTTTAATAATCATAGTTGCCTCCTTTTTTAAAAATAACTTAGAACATGCTATAGTTTTCGTTAAGATACTCTTGCATCTGTTGCCATATTTCTGTTTTTCTTTGATCACCAAACGGTTTCTTTAAAGGAAATAAACCGCCTTGGCCATTCCTTTTGTATTTCTTCTCTAACCAAATATCTAGTTGCTGCTCAACATAATGTTTATCAAAGTGATCATCGGTACAGATAGTTAATTTTAGATTCTCCATCATTACCCAAAACCAACGCTCAGGGTATACTACTCCTGGTTCTCCCATGATTTCTGTATCGATTCTCAAAGACAAAGCCAAAAGAACTTCAAGTACGCTAACGGACATCACATCTCCGTTTTCATCAGTTGGAAGAATATAACCATTTTCCTCAGCGTATCTTTTTCTAAGGCTAAAACCATCCATTGCTCTATTCGAATCCATAGGAATAGACCAAATGAACGGTCGTTTATGCAGTTCTTGCATAAGTAATAAATAATCTAAATATGGGGGTCGGTTAACCCCAGCCATTTCTATCAACCACTGGTAGTAACTAGCATCAACTCTCCCCCTTCCAACAAAGTTCAATAGTTTCTCCTTTCTCAATATGCCTTGGTAATTTCATACCATTCGCCAAGAGCATCATTAGCAACAAGAACGGTGGAATCCATTTCATCACTACATGCGAATCCACTAGTCACCAAAATATCACCAACTAATCCATAAGGATCTTCTATTTCTTCTTCTGTTTCCATATCGGTAAGAATTCCGCTTTCTGGATAGAAACACAAGTGTTTAATTATGTTATTCGTTGGTTGTTGGAATTCTTCGTATGTTAGAAGTCTTGGCCCTTTTTTAATAGCCTCTTCATGATTCATTGTCATAGATGCGCCTTCCAAATCGTCATGAATATAATCTTCATCTTCTGACGGGTACGCTACAGCCTCCGGATTAGCCTGCTCATAGAACTTCGTATAGTCTATAGTTCCAGCAGGGACGTTTGAAATATCCAACTCTTTTGGCTGAGTAGGCAAATGTGTAGACAATATTTGATCAACTTTAATGTCTTTCTTTTTCTTGTCTTTATTTTGTTCACCAAGGATAGTGAAAACCTTTCGATCGACTGTATTGTCTATCGTTTCTTTGTAATATAAATGGGTGACTAAGGCCCCAGTAGCTAGTCCAGCTGTGAAGCCTATTGTCACTTTTATCCAAGTATGCAAAATATCACTCCTTAAACCATCTATTCGGTCCTTCCGGTGCTCTACCACCGATTGACAGACCTATAATATAACTAAGAACGCCCCAGTTTATGACATACCACAACGGTTTTTCGTTAAAAGATTTCATAGCGTCTCCTTTCTAATAACTACCCTTAGTCTTCTTGCCATGGATTATACAACCAAGGGTAGTCAAAAATATCTTGCTCACTATCGGAACCTAATCCTCCAGTTCCGTACAGTCAAATTGATCTCATCCAATTCCTTTTCTTAAGCGCCGCAATAATATCACCATCGGCATTGAAGTCCAAAAGAACCTCAGGAGCCTCTCCGTTAGAATATGGATTAAGATTGATGAAGTCTTTATTGTTCGGATGTCCTACAATGTTCATAATGTCAAACGATACATATCCATCGCCGTTTCCATCTTTAAGCCATCCTACTCTAGTGCCGGCTTCTGTCTCATCAAAGCCAAGCCAACGATAGACTTCGTTTAAGAATAGATATCCGCGTTTGTTAAGTTCAAAGTTTGCTCGATCCTGAACTGCCAATATAAAGTCTTTGTTTCCTTCAGGATTTCTTGGATCGAAGTTCTTATTGCATTCATAGAACACTCTAGAATATGCGGACATATTGTTGGCTGTTGCTACTTCATGTTCCAACGGGACTTCTGTACCGTCTTCCTTCTTGACTGTAACGTCCGGATCCTTAACAGTTTCTTTCTGTAATCCGTACATGTATTTCTTATCAGCTTCAATTCCCTGATCAGCAATGACGTTAGCCCTGTAATTGCGAATCATTTCTTCAAGACCAGCTGTAACAGCCATAGAATGTACGTAGCGTTTGTTAAGAATATTAAACGCCGCCAATTCGCAAGTAACAGCCAAAACGCCTGTCGCTATAGGAGCTCCGTAATGCTTAAGCAAATCCCAGCCATAAGATTTATATGCATTATACAGATCCCGGCTCTTCTGCTTTTCGCTATATTCATAATGCTCCGGATCTTCTGACGCCTTTTTCTCATTTTCAAATATAGTGTCCATGTTTGCTTTGTGCTTCATCTTGATCGGCTCGATCTGCATTGACTTCTTGTTAGAAGAATAGATCGTATAAGCCATGAGCACTAAGCCTGTTCCGAAAAGTATCTCCGGAGAGTGCTCGTTTGCTTTAAGAAGCAGCTGATTACCTTTTAATCTTACCTTTGCTAAAAATCCCATAATATCCTCCTTAGTTCATTGGGAATCTAATCGGGTCTGGAAGGACAATTACCCACCAGCCGCCGTTTACCATTGTTGTGTACGCACTGTTTAAGTTAACCCAGCCATAATTCCAGCCTTCTTTTCCTGGACCGCTAAGCTCAGCCAAATCGAATAAATTGTTAATAGACACACGACCATACTCGGCAATCGTTGCTCTAAGACCGTTTAACGCTTGCTGAGCTTTTTCCTCGCTGTTCCAAACGATCGACTTATAGTCCGTTGTTTGCTTTGGCTGTAGCGGAGATACAACTTGTCCATTTGTGCTGTTGTTAACGTACATATTTGAATAATTTACGTACGGTGTACCTGATGATCTGAAACCGCCAAAATATCCGGGCGGATTTTGTTGTTTGTTAGGAAACAAAAGAATATCAATCGCTGAATGTAAAGATGCTCCTAAGAAAGACATAGCATTTGGTTTTAGTACGTTCTTCCAAATCAGTCCAGCATCTGATCGCAATCGCATACCTCTTGTTTCTCTAATTTGAGCCCCACCAACCGGTTCTACTTTAGGCTCATTATTTTTATTGTTATTAGAGTTGTTAGGGTATTCCAAAATATCACTCCTCAAATGTAAATGTTACGTCGCCCATTATTAATTCAATAAAAAGAATCCACAATGCCGCCACAATGATTCTAATTACAAACGGCTCAATGTTCACCGAATCTAAAAAGCAGCCATTAAATATCACAACACAAAACGCTATTACTTCTGATATTCTCCCCAATGTTTCCATGTTGCTCCCTCCAAAAAAATAAGGACCAGTGTTATTCACACCAGTCCTTACGGTCTTACGGATAAATATCCCGATCACTTTGTCTCTTTGCCGTCGTCCTTTACAACTTCGCCTTCACAAACCTCAATATTGTCATCGTCTTCGAAATAGTCATCGAAATCATCTTCGCAGACATCAACCTTAACATCTTTCTTTCCAAACTTCTTCTTGATCGCTCCAACAGCAGCCTTGGTTCCAATGCATACAACCTGGATACCAACAACTGTTAATCCGCCAAGAATAAAGCTCTTCTTATCAATAGTTCCTTTCTTTGCCTGATCCATAGAACTCTCAACCATTTCCATCATTCCATTATTCATCATTGTGTTCTCGTTCATGTTCTTTTCCTCCTAAATATATAAACTTTATGAACAGGATAGTTATCCTATAATAGGAATTGAAAAATCTGCGAATTTAGAAAAAGAGAGGCCGAAGATATCCTCCGACCCCTTATTTCCGTTATACACAGGTTGTGATCTTCATAAATCTGAAGACCAATCGTCCCTATCAAAATCCAGAACCCTGGCTATCTCGCCTGTAACTTTGTATTCTATAAAGTCTTCAACAAGATTGACATTCCATTGGTCTGGATCTTCATGGCCAAACTCGTATGCGACGTATGCACTCGGCGAATCCATCAACACGAATTCAAATCCCCAATGATCGTCCATATCTGGCGCGGGAATGCCAATAGCTGAATATAACTCTGATATAGATGCCCAATTACACTTACGAATTCTTTCGTTATACTCGGCCATCGCTTGCTGTACATTTTGGATCGAAGATCTAAACCATCTCATATGTCTCTTGTCGAACCAAAGCTGATCGCCAGTACCAGTATTCATAACTTCCTTTACCATTACAGCTTCATCACCACTGACCCATTTGTATTTGCAATCCTTTTCTGTTTTGTCAGCGGAGTTTTGAACCTTATTATGCTCGATCTCTTTAGCCTTTTCCGGTCCAACCACCTTTTCGATAGCTTCTTTATGCTCATCATACTCTTTCTTAAGTCCGTAGTATGCAGTTGCGAATGTAGCAACGCTAGTAGCAGAGGCTTTGATACCTCCAATACCGCTAGCTACGCCTGTTGCAACCAGTACACCAGGAAGAATCAGCTCTTTAGCACATTCTTTGCGAATATCACTCTCGGACTTTCCTTCTTCTTCGCCCTTGCGCTTAATTCTTTCAATTCTCATACCACTTCTTACTCCAACCACAGTTGCTGCTGTAAGCAGGATCATGCTTGAAGTGACCAATATAGCTACTGAATGCTTCTTTCCAATGTCTTTCATGGTATCTATAAATTTCTTCTTTTCCATAAATATCACCTCCATTCTTTTTCTATTGCAGCTTCTACAATATACTGTGCGTACTTCATGCCTGCCGCCTGATTATACAGTTTCGGGCAAGAGTATGTTCTGCTGGCAATATGACTGATAGAGCTAAGCGCCTGCTCCAATCGATCATTTAAGTCCTCAAGTTCTTTTCGCTTACTGACGTACTTATTGTATCCAATATTAGAGCTGATCCGTCTAAGGTTCAGAGAAAATACCATTGCCGTCGTACCTCCGATTATCAACTGTACTGCGAATTTCCTCCAAGCCTGTGCATCATACTTGTCGTCTTTTGACGAGCATTCTTCATGCGCGTCGGTTTCACCAGTATTGCTATCAGAAGAAGAGTCAACGTGGATCCATTCTTGCCTTTCTGCATCCCACTCTTCATATCCTGCGTGATTAGTTTCCACTTCCGCTTCTGTTTCCGCTTTCGTTTTCTTGTTGTCGTCTGTCGGATGATCTCCATACTTTGACAACAATATCAATGTTCCAAACCCAATTGCTGCTATTCCGCCAAGCGCGATAATGGTCGGCGTTGTGCTGTTACAATCGCCAAGCTTCAACATCAAATTCGTCAAACTCAGTTTCTTCATTTTTGCTACCTCCTTTTGGTTGCATAACGTTAATAAAAATTTTAGGAAACGTAATGCTGGATTCGAACCAGGTCTCTAGCATTAGCTAGTGCTCTTCCATTGAACTACATTATCGTTCTCCTATAATAGGACTTGAAAAATCCGCGAATTCAAAAAAATATAAGGGCCCGGTTTTTCCAAGCCCAAATATTTTTAAATGCTTTTAAAACATTTTCATCTGTCTACATCTTCGTCGAGTTCTTCTTCCTTTGCGTTTGTCAATATCAATACTAATCCGAACGGAAACGATACAAGCGAAATCAGCATAAGCAGCACCCATATAATAATTCTATTTGTTATAGAGCCCTCACACATCATAATCATCGGCTCATAGATATCAGAATTATTGATGATATGCTTATAACATAATCCCATTCTGTATGCTCCAGCAATAATAACAGATACTAAAATAACTAAAACAAAACTCGTCATTTCTTTTTCCTCCTATAAATATGAAAATGTTTTTCTTGCTATTATAGGAGCTGTAAAATATGCGAAAAAAAAGAAAGCCCAGGTTTTAAACCCGAGCTAACTCTTTTCTTAATTCATCATCTATTTTAGATTAATTTCATCGCTTCAAGAACTTCTCCAACTGAATACCCTTTCTTATTAACATACTTATTAAATACCTTCTTTTCTCCTTCAGTCATAGGTCTAACCAATTCGTAAGTGATGTCCAGTTTCTTATCCTGAATATGAAGGTCGTCCCATTTCTGTTTCTGCTTTTCGTTCAAATAATCAAAACCAGTCGTTACTATTGCTTCAAGAACAGCTTCAGCCAATGTCCAACCAATATTACCCATGATTTTCTTCTTTCCAAAACCTTTGTTCTGTTTCTTATACCCATGTCCGTTGTAATTATAATAGTTACTCATTTTTGTTTCCTCCTTAATAAAGTTGTGAATTTTCTTGCTATTATAGGAGTTGAAAAATATGCGAAAAAAGAATAGCCGGAGTTTTTCCAGCTATCCCTAAAACCTTAAACTAATAATATCAAACTAATTGCTTTTTAATCTCTCTGTAAAGTGACATAAACTCCTGAATCTTCTTCTCTACCATATCAGATGTTGTATACTTGAGCTTCCAGTCTCCGTGTTTCGTCTTGTAGATCTTATGTTCTACTCCTGTCATTCTACAAGCGGTTACAGCTGCTGCAATCTCCGTTACATCTTCTGATCTAAATTCTCTCTCTACTTTCTTTCCTAACATTATATGTTCCTCCTTTATTTTTTAGAATAAGCTATTAGCTTTCTACTATATGACATGTAAAATATGCGAAAAAAAGAATAGCCGGTGTTTTTCCAGCTATTCCTAAATAAAACGAACCTATTGTTATCCAATAATCTTACCAATTGTCTGTACAATATTCTTACTATACAGTCTGCAGTCTTCCTCAGATTTAAACATCGCTGTTCCCAACAAGAAAATCAATCCTGCCTTGCCAACAAATATCAAGCTGTCAGTATACATCTTTTTACGATCAATGTTTCTTTCTTCTTCAGCAATCTTCTCTGTTGACTTGATCTTGCTTCTCTCGATTCGCGCATTATCAATATGCATTCGTTCTTCCAAATCGAGTTTGTTTGTGTTGTCTATTGCAGTCGCATTGAGTTTCTCTCTTTCGAATTTGAGTTTCTCTTTTTCGAGTTCTTCCTGCAAGTTCATTTTAGTTCTCTCAAGCATACTACTTTCCTCATCAACATCTTTAGTATGATCGAGTTTACTTTCCTCGAGCGATGCAGTGCGTTCGAATTTAGACTTCTCAAAGTCGAGTTTACGATCCTCAGTGACTACAGAATCATCCCTCTTCTTCTTTTCTAATTCCATTTTCTGCAAATCAATATCGTGCTTTCGAGCAGCCTGCGAAATCTCGTCATCAAGTTTTCTATCATCAATCTCTGCCTTTTTCAACATTTCATAAATGTTTGATGCCATCTTGATAGAATCGTTATAAGCAGGTTCCCCCGTTGGAATTACCGATGCTTCACTTAAGCATCTGAGTGCCTCATCTACAAAACCCTGTACCAGTTTTTCTTCTTTAATCATATTAATCTCCTTTCTGTTTTGGTACACATTAGGTTACTACTATAGTAGATGTAATATCTGCGACAACATCATTTCCGCACCTTGTCTAATATCCAGAAGAACTTGTACATCTCTATAAGAAAATATGTTTTGTCAGTTGCTAATCCGTCTTTAACTAGTTGATCGTATGATTCGTCTGTTGTAACCTTTTTAAGAATATAAATGGCATCTTTTCCAATCGTTTTAACACTATCTTCTATCATTCTACAGTATTCGTCGTACTTAGAATATTCGTTTTGTTTTTGTATGTAATAATCGTATTGTAAACAGAAATATCTAAGTTCTTTGTATCTTTCTAGTGGAATCCAATACCGATGATTTCTTGTTATTATTCTTCTGTCCTTCATTCAAACTCCTTTGCTCTTTCGCGTGTAAAAAATAAAAAAAAGAATAGCCGGATTTTCACCGGCCGTTCTTTAAAAATATCTATCTACTATCATTTCCTTTACTCTTTCTTTTCTTGCTCTTTCGTTTTTCCATGCTTTGAACTCCGCCTGCTGCATTTCTTTCAGTCCTTCTTTTCCGTATCTTTTAATTTTCATTTGCTGGTCAACCGTATTCAATGCCCATACTACTCCTGTTACCACAAATGCTTTAAAAATTTCGTTCCTTAACATAATTATTACCTCCTAAAATGTAATAGTGTTCATTGCTATTATAGGAGTTGAAAAATATGCGAAAAAAGAATAGCCCAGGTTTTAAACCCGAGCTAACTCTTTAATCAAATGAAATTGTACTCTATCATAATTTCCAAACCTTTTAAAAATTTCTCAATATCTTCATCTGTTTTGCATCTGCTGAGATAAGCGCTAAAATTCAATTCATCGTCCATTCTTCCGGCACTGTCATATTTTACGCATGTAACTTGGTGATAGAACGAATCGTATTTTACTTTTATCTTCATTGCTTCACTGAGATCTGCTGTTAATGCCCTTACAGATCCAGTTCCTAATGGAGATACAAAAGTTTCGTACGTTTGATTTATCACTTCAACATGGCCGCTTATAGCCCAGTTAGAATCGACTTTTTTTTCGTGTACTATTTTAGTAAACTTATCCTTAAGATCGTTAGCAAAACTAATGTTTAATACATAATCCACTTTAGTTTCCATATAAAATTCCTCCTATAATAAGAAATACATTTTCTTGCTATTATAGGAGATGAAAATATGCGAAAAAGAATAGCCGTAGTTTTTACAGCTATTCATATCATTCACAAGAATATTATCTAAATTTGCACGTTGTGTCGATTAAAGCCTTTTGAATCTTGCTGGCTTTATAGCCTATATAATAAACACCATTGTTCATATCTTTCTTTACTTCTACATCTTTTACACCATACACACTAACAACAGATACGAACAACGTTGTCATTACAAAGCTATTAGCCGTCATTACACAATTTAAATCTTTTTTAAACATATTCAACATAATAAAACCTCCTAAAAATAGTATTTTCTTGCTATTATAGGAGATGAAAAATATGCGAAAAAGAATAGCCGTAGTTTTTACAGCTATTCCTAATCTTTTCAATAAATATAACCCTGTCTTCTAAGACTCTCAATTACTTCTTCTGCCTGTCTTCTAATTTCACGTTCGCCAAGACCGTTTAATGCTTCCATAGCGGCATCCATTATCTTTTCTTTTCTACGTCTATCTTCTCTTTCTTCTAAATATTTAAGATAATGATTGGCTAAATAAAACATGCAACCACCAGCGATCGTTAATTCAACCTTTGTCTTTGTTTTCATATTCTTTTTCCTCCTAAAATATGGTAATATTTTCTTGCTATTATAGGAGATGAAAAATATGCGAAAAAATATAGGAGTAGCTATCCTCGAGGATCTAACTGAGGATAGAGGGTTGGATTCTCACCAACAACATTAGTCTCTCACTGTCCCCGTTCCAGAGGACCATTCTCCTATATAGAGATAAGACCGGATTTGAACCGGTAGGCGTGATAGACCCCTTGAACATTATGTTCAATTACTCTCATTTCCCTTTCAGGATAGGGGCAAATCTCATAGTCTCTAATACACCATAGTAAAAACCTTAGGTCATATTAGTCTTCTTATCTCTATTATAGGAATTGAAAAATCTGCGAGATCACTCTACAAGTCCCTGAAGTTCTGTAATCTGTGCGGCTGTGAGATCTTCTGTCATTGTTCCGGTGCCAATATCCTGCCAACGTTCGCCCATCCATGCGTAATATGAATTTTCGGATTCAACAAGATATGTATCTCCGTTTTCAGAACTTTGTGGAAGACTTGAAATGTCTGTAACAGAACCTTTGTATAAAAACACGGTATTAGCCAGCACAACTTCTTCAGAAAAATGAAGGGTTCCTTTGATCGTGTTTGTTGAAGAAAGACTGGCAGCCATGTTTGAAGCAGAACTAAGTTTACCGCTTATAATCCCAATAGGGACGAACGAAACCGGCATTAGTCAACCTCCTCGGTAATCATGATGGTGCCGCGATCAATAAAAGTATCCACGACGGCGTTAGCTCCTGTTCCGGATGTAAGCTGAATATCATACTTATATGATCCGAAAGCGAGTTCTTTTGTCGCTGTTGCTGGAATTGTAATAGTGATGTCAGATCCGTCAATCACGGCGTTTACATTTACTAAAACATCGGCATCTGTATAATTTCTTTTCATAGCGAATCGAATTGTGTCAGAAACTCCTGGCGTATAAACATTGCCCTCTGTGTCTTTTAACTCGATTTTAAGAACGGCCGTGTCACCTCTTGTGAGCTGAATTTTGTTTGTGTTAGGATCGATTTTTAGCATAGAGTCTCCTTAAAAAGTTTTTAGAATTATTCCCACTGGGGATTTTTTGGGTTTAATTCCGGTTTTTTGTCTATTTTGACTTTAAGCAAAAGGTAGTCGGCTCTTTCTATATCTGGAAGATCAACAGAAAGGTCTATCGTTATTAGATCTTTTTCTTCGTCGTTATACGTTACTATGAAATATCCAGCAGATAATGTTTTTCGCTTTTTGTATACAATAGAAATAACGATCGCAAAGACAATAAAAAGAGCGACTACAAAAACTACTGGGTTATGAATTAGAAATTTCACGGTCATACTGATCCATCATTACATTAGTCATTGCTGTTTCATCGTACGTGAAGGTATCAGTTGCTGTTGTGTACGTCAGTTCTTTTACGCCAGCAGAAGTTGACACATACGCAACGAGACCTGTTTCTGTTTCGCCAGCGCCGGTAACGATAGTCTTAACACCATCGATATCAATAACAGCGCCAAGAAGATCCGGCTCATGAATAAACCGGTTAGGGCGATTGATCTTCTTTGTAGTTGTATTAATTTTAAAAGTTCTAGCATCAGATGTATTAAACAGTGCGAATGCTCCCATAATCATTCTCCTTCTTATAGAAATATAAAACGATTTCGTATCCCGAATCGCTAGTATCATAGTAAACACCGTCTCGGACTGCTATTACATGTGAACCAGTACAAACAAGAAACGTTCCTTCGTAATAATCATGTGCGAAATCATATAATGTGTAGCAGTCCGGGCAGGTGTTCGGGACTATGTGGCGTGTGTAGCCCTTTTTTCCGAGTAATACTCGCATGACGGAATTGGCATTTGGCATGTCACCTAATCTAGCACCTTCTATACAAAGCATGAAATAGGCCCCAAACCAATCAATATCTTCAATTATAGAAAGCGCTCTAACTGTACAATCGTCTACCGTTTTACCGTAAGGATTCGGGTTGTAATACTGCCACATAAGTCCCTCTCAATATTTAATTGTTATTACGCAGGCGATCGATCCATGCCTGAATCTCATTTTCTTCATGCTGGTTCTTTGCATCGCCATAGACGTCTTCAAGAGCAGCAATCATTCGGTCATGGATTGAATGTCCAGAATATCCATGAGACATATAGCGACCAGTTGACGGCGATCTTCTTCCGCTATATGTACCATCGAAATTCATGTTTCCTGAGTAGTTCATATCGCCATGATTACCGGAATAACGAGGCGTCATTCGTCCAGAATATCCATCATCTTCCATGCCACCATTGCGGATACATTCGATAATCTTTAAACCCTCCAGAAGATTCTTGAAGATCTGTGCTCCGTTACCATTCTGGAGAGTGCCCTGCTTAATGATGGACTCGATCTCGGTCTCAAGCAGTTCTTCGGCTTTGTTGAGCGTCTTTTCTGATACCATATCTGCCTCCTCAGATTTTTACGCTTGCGTTCTGCATGTTGATCGGGATTGTAGATGTGTTTGTAATTGTTACCGACTGGCAACAACCGCACACAATCGGCACAAGAATATCCGTAGACACATTGTAATACTCATCTACAGCTGCTGTCGGTGCCGTCATGCTACTCGCAGGCACCTTTCCCCCGCTTACCAATATCGCTACCGAAATCGGAACAGGAGTCTCTCCTTCCGGAACGGCAATATTAGCTCCGAAACTTACAGAATATCTTTTACAAGCTTGCTTCTTACAGCAATTGCATCTCTGAGGACGCTTTGGTCCACCAGAAAGAATAAACGAACCTGTCCCATCAACATGACCTACTTCATCATTTGACACGACAGTGTTGAATACAGCAGATGCTCCCGGCTGGATAGTCTGGATGGCATCGTTTGTATAAAAACCTTTGTTCATGGCAGCCTCCTTTCAGGCATTACCACAACAAGTCTGAGGCTGCATCTGCGGCCAGCCATAGAACGGACGAGCATATCCCGGATTGATGAAGTCCATAATACGATCAGTCTGAGCCTGGTTATTAGCAAAGAGCTGCTGAGTCTGTCCATTTACAAGGCTTGCTACATTAGCGAAATTACGCTCCTGGATAACTGCATCATATTTAGCTTTGAGATCATCGTACCGGCACTGGTCGATCTTATTATCGAGCGCCTGGAATCCAGCATTCATCTGATTAGACAGCTGGTTCATAGCACGATCAACTTCCGCCCTGTCAGAGCAATGTTCTGCAAGCATGGTGGCCTGGAAATTAGCCATCTGGAGCTTGGCGTCACAGCAACACTGCTGACGAGCCATCTC